GAGAGACTTGCAAAAGAGGCAGCAGATAAGCAAAAGAAATTGGATGATGATATTGCTGCGAGGGTAAAAGCTTATAATGATAATAAAGCACAGCAGGCAGCAGAGACTGATGCATTAATACTTAAAAATAGACTGCAAGCCATAACTGATGCAAATTTTAAGGCACAGCAAGAGGTTGAGGTAAATAGGCAAAATGAAATTGATAAAGAACAGGATGCGTACAATAATAAGCTCATCGGATTGGAGGAGTTTAACCAGCGTAAAGCTTTAATCAATGCAAACTATGATCAGCAACAGGCGGCATTATTAGCAAAGCAGGCAGCCGACAAACAAAAGAAAGCTGATGATGATGCTGCAAAGGAATTAAAAAAGAAACAAGATGAGGCCAATGCTGGCATTGAGGCACAAAACAAAATTGCATCTGATAGCACAATTGCATTGGCACTAAGACAACAAGCACTTGACAAAGAGGTGTTATTGGTACAACAGGCATTTGATGCAAAGCTGATATCTGAGGAGGAATATAATAAAAAGAAAGGGGAAATAACAAAGTCTCAGGCAGATTTGGACAAAGCTCGCTTTGATGGGCAAATGGCAATGTTGGATCAATATGGTCAAGCTATCAATAGCGTTGCAGATATTGTTGGCAAAAACACTGTTGCCGGCAAATCATTATCGGTTGCATCAGCATTGATTAGTACTTATGAGGGTATCGCAAAGGCAGTTAAGTTAGGATTTCCAGCGGCAATACCTGCGGCCATATCAGCGGCAGCAACCGGTTTCGGTGCTGTAAAAAATATCTTAGCGGTTAAGGTACCGGGCAAATCAGGTGGAGGAGGCAATATGCCATCGGTACCGGGCGGAGGCGGAGGCATTGCATCAATGCGTGCACCATTGGCACCAATGGCAAGCACATCAACAACATCACTCAGCGGTCAGACACTTGCAAGCATGAATGCAACTGCATCGCGTGCTTATGTTGTGGAGGCGGACATTGCAAACAATCAGGACAGGATAAGCCGTATAAACAGAGCGGCGCGTATTGGATAACAAATAAAAATTTATAAAATGGATAAAATGATACCAACTTATTTACTCGTAATTGATGACTCAGTTGATAGCGAGTTGCAAGTCGATGCAATTGCGATGGTCGATGCACCAGCAATTGAGCGTAATTTCTTAGCATTCAATGAGCAATTTGTTGAGCCATCTAAAGGCGAGCACAAAGATAATTTTCTACCGCGCTGCATCAGCTATGTTGTAGGTGAGGGTAAAGAGTCAGAACAAGCGGCGGCCATTTGCAACAGCATTTGGGAGGAGCACTTTGCCAGCACAAAAGTATCGATTGATTATGATGATACTTTAAGCACTGACAAAGGAAAAGAGCTTGCAAAGAGATTGATAGCTGATGGCAATACATTGTACATCATATCGGCGCGCGATAGCAAAGATGGTATGTTGGGAGTTGCTGAGAAGTTGGGCATTCCTGACTCTCGAGTATATGCAACAGGCAGCAATGAGGCAAAGGTGCAAAAGATTAAAGATTTGGGCATTACAAAGCATTACGACAACAATAGTGATGTTGTCAAGGAGTTGGGGAGCATTGGGCAGCAATTTGTAATGAAACAAGCATTTGCAATCAACGATGAAAAAATGGAGCTATTCGGAGCGGCTATGCTTGCAGATATGCCAATCTATCGCAACGATCAACAGCTCGGAGAGTATTATGTTGTGTTTGATAAAGAGACTATTTACACCATTGCTCAGAAGTTTTTTGAGAAAGGATTTTATCAAAACTTTAATCTGATGCATGATCCTACGCAAAAAACATCAGGAGTGTTTGTATTTCAATCTTATATCGTTGACAGCACAGAGGGGCGTATGCCACCAAAAGGATTTGAGGATGCAAAGGATGGATCATGGTTCATTGGTGTAAAAGTTAACAATCCTGAGGTTTGGGCAAAGGTAAAAAGTGGCGAGATTAAAGGTTTTAGCGTTGAGGGTATCTTTGAATATAAAAAGAAGGGATTGACAGCCGAGCAGATTTACAATGAAATAGGCAAGCTCTTAGATGGTTTAAATGACACATCAAAGTAATTACGTTATCTATAAAAAAAGCATTATGAATTATCAGGAAACGATTAACAAAATTAAGCAACTATTTGAGGCGGCTGCGCCTGAGGTTGGTGCTGCTACTGTTAGCCCTGATGTGACAACATTAACTGACTACATCCTACAGGATGGTACAAAGATTAGTGTTGACAAATTAGAGGTTGGCGGAATGGTAACAATCAACGGAACACCGGCACCAGATGGTGAGCATCAATTGCAGGATGGTACAATCATCCAAACGCAAAGCGGTTCAATTGTTGAGATCAGCACTCCGGCAGAGGAGGCAATTGATGAGTCAGTAACATCGAACATGACATCTGAAAAGATGGTAGCAATCGACAAGACAGTAGCTGAGAATTGCGCTAAAATCAAAATGATTGAGGAGTCAATGGCTAAGCAAAACGAGGCAATCAAATCAATGATGGCACTTGTTGAGAAGATGGCAACAGCTCCAATCAGCGAGCCAGCGGCAACAGTTAAAAATCAGTACACAGCACAAACACCAATGACAAAAGATGAGAAATTTGATGCAATGGTGAGAGCCATCAGTCAACTAAAAAAATAATTCTAACCTATTAAAATTTTAAAAAATGGCATTTAATGTATCAGCGTTGTCGGATTATACAATCCAAAACGAAAAATTATTGGTGACAAAGTCACTTTTTGATGCAAAAACGCAAAGCGTTATTCAGGCATCAGGTAATGTAATGGCTGGAGTAAAATCAGCAGAAACAATCAATGTGTTAGACACAGATGCAATCTTCCAAACTGGAGGCACTTGTGGGTTTACTTCAAGCGGATCGAGCAGCTTTACACAGCGCACATTGACAGTGGGCAAATTTAAAGTCCATGAGTCATTGTGTCCTAAGACTTTGGAAACAAAGTACACTCAGTTAGCTTTGGCAGCCGGTAGCAATCCTCAAGCAATTCCATTTGAACAACAATACACTGACTTAAAAGCTGGTGTTATTGCTGAGCAATTGGAGACTGCATTATGGCAGGGTATCACATCATCAGGTGATGTTAACTTAAATAAGTTTAACGGACTTGCAAAGTTGTTGTTGGATAGTGGTGTTAGCGTAAATGGTAACACAACATCAATCACTGTTGCAACTGGTATCACTGCGGCAAATGCTTTAACAATTGTTAAAAACATTAAGAACGCTTTGCCTGCAAGAGTTAAGGGTAAAAAGGATGTTAGAATTTGGTGCGGATGGGACACATTTGATGTATTGGTTGATGCTTATGTAACAGCTAATTACTTCAATTATGGTTCAGCAAATTTGATGTATGAGTCAGGTGAGTTCATCATTCCGGGTACAGCGTACAAAGTAACTGCGGTACATGGTTTGAATGGTACTTCAAAGCTTTACGCAATGAGAGACAGCAATCTTTACATGGGTTGTGATATCTTAGGCGAAGAAGATAAGTGGGAAATTTTCTACGCTAAGGAGGCAATGGAGGTGAGATTTGTAGCTGAGTGGAAACTTGGAGTACAGGTTGCATTTCCTGCTGAGACAGTGAGCTTTATCTTGGTTTAATTGATAGTAACAGTGGAGGAGACTTTGCGCTCCTCCCATTTTTAAAATATTAAATTTATAACTATGCCATGCGCATTAACACAGGGATACAATTTAGACTGCCGCGATAGTATCGGCGGTGTGAAAGAAGTCTATTTTATGGAGCTCGGAAATATGAGCTCATATACTGAGGCCAGCGGTGTAGTGACAGCTATCACCAAAGCAAGCGGTAAAAAATTCTACAAATACAATTTAGTAAAACAAACAGCAATGTTTGAAGATACTTTGACTGTATCTGAGGAAAATGGTACCGTTTACAGCGAACAAAAATTGAGCATTATATTGAATAAGTTACAAGCAAATACTCGTAACGAATTGCAATTATTAGCTCAGAATTTGTTGGTGTGTGTTGTTGCTGATCGTAACGGAAAATATTTCATCTTAGGATTGATCAACGGATTGGTTATCTCAACCGCAAAAGCTGAGTCAGGAACAAAGATGGGGGATCGTAACGGATATACTATCGAGTTTGCTGGTGCTGAGCCATCACTCGCTCAGGAGGTATCATCAGGTATTATCGCAGGACTTACAGCATAATATTTACCCTTTGAATAATAAAGTGCTCTGCTAAATGGCAGGGCATTTTTTTTGACACAAACCGACTGCATTGATATTTATAATTGATGATTCAACTGATCAAAGGGCAGAATAAAAATGTAGTATTGACATTAACAGAGTTCACAACTTTGGTTGATGCGTATTATCTTTTTGTGTTTATGCATGTCACTACAAAGCAAATCATTAACATAATCCTGCCAATGAGTGCTGATATTAGCACTCACCAGTGGAGATATAATGAGTTTGAGTTTGCTGCATCTTATTTTGATGATTCGCCAGTGGGCAAATATCAGTATCACATCTACGAGCAAGAAAGCGACACTAACACAAATACAACCGGTCTGACACTTGTCGAGACTGGCAAAATGGATTTAAACAATGCAGCTGGTTTTGAGTTCACTCAATACAGCACAGCAACAAATTTCACTCAATATGGAGGATAAGCAAATACTTGTATTAAAATTTGAGGATAGCAAAATACCTGAGTTTAAGGAGGTAAGGGGCAAAGATTGGGTTTACTTCGGTGAGGATAATCTTTATCCTGAGTACTTAACAAAGCTATTCAATAAGTCAGCAAAGCACAACGCAATCATCAATGGAAAAGTGACTTACATTGTAGGTGAGGGCATGTATTCAAAGGTTGATGATGCAGAGGCAGACAAAATGATATTCAAAGCTAACAGCGCAGGCGAGAGCTTAAATGATATCATCAAAAAGTGTGCGCTTGACATTGAGATATTTGGCGGATTTTATTTGAACATCATACCAAATAAGATTGGAGGCATTGCAGACATTTACCATCTTGATTTTGAGCGTGTCCGCAGCAATGAGGATGGCTCAATGTTTTACTACAAAAATGATTGGAAACTTGGTAATAGAGATAAGGCAATGGAGTTTGCGGCATTCAATCCAAATGACATGTCAAGCTCAACAATTTTCTCATATAAAGAATATAGACCGGGACTCCGCACATATTGCCTGCCAAATTATATTGGCGCGATAAATTACATTGAGTCTGACATGGAGGTATCAAAGCATACTTTGACAAATGCTAAGGCAGGTTTTAGTGCAAGTAAGATGGTGAATTTTTTTAATGGGGAACCAGCACCAGAAATGCAGCGCGATATCCAAAAAAGATTGGAGCGTAAATTTACCGGTGCCGATGGATCAAAGATGATAATTGCATTCAATAATGATCCTGCAAAAGCTCCAACTGTTCAGGACTTGGGACAGAGTGATTTGACCAAAGAAGATTTTCAGCATGTTGATGCGCTTATCACTCAAAA